ACACGAACAACTTGGAGGTTATTTGAATATCCTAGAAAATTCGCGCAAGTAAAAAATGAATTTGCGTATGTGTTGTCAGGTTTCCAAAATGTATTTACGAGGTCGTTCTCTGATATGATATTTGTTCGTACTTCACATGGACCCCATTTGAATGGTCCTGCAAAAGCGGCTTGCGTTGTTGCTACCGCAGGAACAATTGTGGTGAGGTCTAGTTCTTTTACATTTACACCCGGGCTTACTTGAAATCCCATTATGTTTCTCCTTAATGATATTGTTCTATCAGTCTGATTGTGTTTAAAAATCAATTACGATGATTTGATTGTTTATTATCTGTGGTTTTATCAAAATTATTTATATAAAACCGTATTTTGATGGATTATCATCTTCGGCAGAATACCACACCTGACCCTCGCCATCAACCTCAAAATCTTCACTATTGCCATCATCTATAATTCCAAACGGTGTCATATCCTGTTCCATTTGAATCATTTGGTCTTCATATAAACTTTTTCGTATATCTACATCTCTCAATTCTTTAAAATACGGCTGAGTTGTCACCCATGCAAACAATACCAATGTCATCACTAAATCGTCATGGTGTCCGGCGTCTGCTTCAAATGATTGTCGTTTTGCAATAAATGTAGTCAATTCGTTTATTGTGTCGAAATCTTCTATTAATATTTTATCTTCTTCTATTAAACTTTTTAAATTAGAACATCCAAGTTTCTTTACCGCAGATGTTGTTCTCATTCCGACTTGAGAACCACCCTTGCCAAATCCGCCGTCAAGACATTGACCTTTTCTTCCTCTAATCGTAGTACTCATTAGGTTATCATATTCCATATCGGTGTGTAGAATATCGGCAACCTGTCCACCAATATCATTAATCTCTACCATGACATAGGCATTATTATATTGTTTGGCGACTGCGACTATTGGAGTAGGAAACACCATAGGTGAAATTTGATTATTCTTATATGTTGCAACCAATTTATATGGCACTTCTGTAACATCTATTACAGTAAAGGCATGAAAATCCTTTCCTTGACCCCTAGAAACATCTACACCCACAAAATAGATATGGTCTTTTTCTGGTTCATTATATACTTTCAACCCTTCATCATTTTTATACATTGGTGTTTTTTGTGCAAGACATTTTAATTTATAGGAAGAAATCAAAGTGGCACTAGAACCGATGAAATCGCAGTCGAATTCGCCGGCGAACTGTTCTTCCGAAGTGTTTGCAATGGTTTGTTTTTTCCATTCGTCATCTCGTCCGGGAACTTGACTCCAATGCACTTCAATTGGCACATATTCATTTCTTCCTTCAAGAGCATCCGTCCAGAAACGATAAAACATATTCATGCCTTTTGGAGTAGACACAATAAGAACTTTTGTAGTTTGTCCTGAAGATATTGTTGGATAAACTGAACTAAAGAATTCTTCTGCAACACCCTCTGGAACATAGGCAAATTCATCAAGGAAAATCATATTGAACGAACCACCACGAACTGCACTGGATGAAGTTGCAGAGGCAAGTATCTTTGAGCCATTCTCTAATTCAATAGAACCCTTATTCCATTCTACAATTCCCTGTTGCATCCAGTTAGGAAGATACTCATATGCCAATTGTAGCCTGTGTAATAATTCCCTTGCTGTTGCAAGTTTGTTTGCAAGAATGGCAACATTTACATCCTGATTGAACAGAACATAATGTAACAGATAGGAAATCATTGTTGTAGATTTGCCTGTCTGTCGGGGGAACTTTGCAATGACAAAACGATTGTTGTGGACTTTATCAATCATATCTTCTTGAAAATCCCACATACTAAAAGGAACAAGTCCTTCGTCAAGAGAAACAATCTTAATATATTTCTTAATAAAATAAACAGGGTCTTTGGAACATTTTAAATATTCCTTTACCTGTTCTTCTGTAAAATCTACATGGACACCAGCCGCTTTTAGATTGGCATTTCCTAGATATTTTTCACTATTTTTTCTACTGGTCATTTTCTACTACTTCGGCATCAATGACATCATGTGCAATTCTTCTCGAAGAACTTCTTGATTGATTTACCAAATCTTGCAATTCCTTTGTCGAACCGACATAGATGGCATTGGTTGTGTTTGAAACATTATTATTAATAGTTTCTTGTATTTTTATATCTTTTAATTTCTTATGAAGGTCTATTAAATCTTTATTTGCTTCTGCGACAGTTTTAATCATTTGTGCCGCTACTTCATATGCCCTTGGTTGGTCACCTTCTTGTGCTACCTCAAGAATACCATCGATGGCATCATTACCTTTACTGATAATATCTTTTAAGTTTTTACGAACACAAATATAATCCTTGTCTATATCTTCCTTCTTTTCGACAGGAACTATGTTTGTTTCTTCTTTTTTCGGTTTATCTAATTCTTTAGATTCATCATCATACTCTAAGTTTAGAGCGTCACAAATTTTATCATCTACTGATTTCTTTTTGATTTTCTTTTTTGCCATTATATTTCCTCATTATATTGTATTACCGTGTGTATCAATTCCCGGTCCACCTGTTACACCTGCTGTATATCCACGAACATATAAATCGTGTGTAAAGTCTGTAGTATATCCACCGATGCCTACACCTGCTCCAGTCGGTCCTGCATTTGGTCCAGTTGCAGAAACATCAACCCTAGAGAATGCACCTGTCGCTCCTGTCGAGCCATAAATTCCCATATCTGCATCAAGTTTATCTAAGTTAAAGAATGTTGCCTGTACATTTCTAATAATGCTTTGGTCTTTAATCGGACCATATACATACGATTTTGCTGTAAAAGATAATGTGAATGTAATGCTTCGTCTTGCATCAAAGTCGCCCTCATATTCTTCTTGTGAGTCCACAGAAGTAAGAACAACAGGAACATCAATTTTTGTTGCAATGTCCGTTAGATTTAAAGTAATATTAAATTCAGGAGTAAAATATGGAACAATCTGTTCAAGTGTCTGTAGACCGTCTTCCATATTTCTTACCATTATGTAAAGGTTGAATTCAAAATTGTATGGAACTTCTGCAAATGTTCTTTGGACATTATAGTTATCGCCAGTTTTCTGTATAAATCTTTTTTGTAGTGTATTTCGTTTTCTGGCATTATCATATGTTATAGATGTCATGTCAAATCCAAGCCGAGGAAGTGACATCTGTGTTTTGATGTTATCATCCATTGAACTTGCCATCGCCGCTCTTAGTAAAAACTTTTCTTTCGGACCATATGACAATGGTAATCTAATTTCTTCTTTGGTAGTTCCGTCTGGATTCTTTCTTAAAATACGAATATCATTAAACAACGAACCAAAGGAAATTACAAGGTTACGAATAGAACTGTGATAAAATGAACTGCCAAACATTAACTATAGTTTCCTTCGCTAAATGGGTCAGTATCTGTAAAGTCGAATATACTTCCTTTGTCAACTTCAAATTCTATCCATGCATTGTCACCTGCATCACCAGATATTCCTTGCGGTACAATAATAGTAGTAGTAGTAGATGTCGTAATATCATAATCTGTTGTAGAAGTAGAACCTATAATATTACTTGATGTACTGAATGTGCCACTGATTCCTGATATTTCTAACGCCTTTGTAGAAAGATTCCATCCTGTAACAACGGCGATTGCAGTTGCGGTTGCAAGGTCTGTTCCCTGATATACTGTTTCTCCGATATAATAATCTGTCGTGGCACTATTAAGTGTTCCTAGTGTAAGTGAAATTGCAAATTGTTTCTTGTCATCTTCCAATACATCAACATCATCATATCCCGTAGTAATTTCTTCTTGACTGTATACAAAGAGTTCACAAGATAATTTATAGACATATAATCTGCCTAATTGGTAGAATGGGTTTTCGTGTTCTACAAATTTAATTTCAAACAAACCTTTTGAGAGTGGAAAGTAAATCAAGTCGCCTTCTCTCGGTCTTGTTATTTTCTCGTCATGTCCAAGAACTTCTTCAAATCTCTTTTTAGAAACAACCAAGTCAATCGAATCTCTAATCTCAAGACCGAACTTGGAAATGAAATCTCCCTCTCCTTGAAACCCATCTACCGTATCAATATACATTTCGATTGTATTGGCTTCTGTAAACTTGGAAAGAATATCCTCACCAAAAAGAGTATCTCTATTCACTGTCACTCTTGGAATATAAACCATATCGTGTCCATAAATCTGAATAGATTCAATTGTTAATTCATCTATTAGATTATTTTCATCTGATATTGGTTTAAAATGTGGGTTCTTTGCCATTTATTAAATTTCTTATTATTTCTTAAAGTTTTTCCTTGACAGTTTCCATTTTCCGTGTTACACTCTCTGTGTGCCAGGGAAAAGGATATATTCTTAGCCTACATTAAAGTCAATTGGTAATTCGTAACGCAATTGAACTTCTTCCTCTATCTTCTCTATATCTTGTTGTGCCTGTTCAAATAATTGATTGCCGTTAAATTGCACACCGCCTGGTAACTGGATACCTTCAAATTTGGAGAGGTTTGTTCCCCATTGTCGTTTTATGGTGGCAGTAAAGTATTTCTTTAAAAGAATATCGTTGTAAATTTCTGTATATACTTCTGGGTCTATGATAGAATAACATTCAAAAACGAGATAATCTCCTGCGTTTATATCTTCTTCCCAATTCATATCCACATGAAGCCGATTCTTTACTCTACTAAATCTAATCATTTTCTCTGGGTCTAGCATTTGCTGAATGAGCGCAAGGTGTTTCTTGGTGACATCGTAATTTGCGATATTGCCCATTCCTGTACGAATACCATAAAAGTCATTGAGTGCCATTTGGTATCTTACATCGAACATATTTACTGTAGATTCAGAAAATTGGAAAAGTCTTACTACACTTACTATATTTTTATCAATATCGTCAAGTGGAATGTATCCACCATTCAATGAATCGCTCGCACCTGCTTTATTTCTATCAATATCTGCCTGTGTTACGGCATATTTGTAATATCGTCTTTCTACACCGTCAAAATGATACTCTGCAAAGAATTGAAGTGCATCATCTAATCTATCTTCTAACTGGGAATCGTCTACATTAATTTTAATGACAGGCGAACCTAATCGGCGAAGTGCATAATCTTTCAATTGTTCTCTTGATGATGGTTTGGACATCTTTCTATACTCCTTGATGTATCTGTGTACTATTTCTTCTATTATATGTATAATTCAGAGTATATACTACTACCGTTTCAAATTCTTTATTCTTTCCTTTTCTCTATTCTCATTGAGTGTTTGTTCCCTGAGAAGCATTCTAAGGTCATTTATTCTTGCAATGTAACGATTACCGTCCGTCCAATTTAAAGGTTGCGGTATTTGTCTATTATCTTTTGTGATTGTATAATGTTTTCGACCTTGTTTATATATCCTGCCAGTTTCATTTTCTGAAAGAGTATATGATGGTTCTAGTAATGAGAACAATTCAAACTTGAACGATTCGCCATTTATTATTACTTTCTTCCCTCTGTGAATAAAAGAATTATTCAAATCTAATTCTCAGTACCAAAATATGAAGAACCT